GCTAATATTTATTATATTCAAAATACTGCAGGAAATTCTTTAACACTTACTGCTAATATTATGAGTATGCCTACAACAGCTAATAGATATTATACTTTAACATTTATTCTAAATCAAAGTGTATCAAGTCAAGCCTATATCGATCGTATACAAATTAATTCTGGAACTGTATATTCTATACTATGGGCAAATGGAATTCCTCCTACTAGTTCAGTTCCAGAAATTCAAACAATCAATGATATACAAGTAGTAAATCTATTATATACAAATTCAACGTGGACCGCCTTTGGATTATTTTATTCCTCTTATTCCTAATTAGATGGATTCTAATAGAATGAGAAGATGGTCTCAAGAACCAGCATATAAATCATGGATTAAAAAAGTCGCAAAGCACCGTAGCTTATCCCGACGCGTGTCTAAACCAGATTCTGCAGTTGATCTATGCGATGCTGAGCGCGGATTTTGCACCGGTCATAAGGAAATACCTCGGCGCCTTATGCCCCAAATTTATAATACAAGAAGCTTTGCTAGAACGATAAAAAGAAAATACGGTATTAACTCGCATATGCAAATGGTCCGCCCAGATTCCCTGATCCCTTCTCAGGAAGAAATTAAAAAATCGGTAGTCAAGAAAATTGGTGAAGCAATGGCAGCAGGAAAATATAAGGATTCTCCTATTGTCATTTCAAAAAATAAGTACGTCATAGACGGCCATCACAGATGGGCTGCAAGAAAAAAATATGCACCTACAAGGAAGATTCGTGCCCTAGTTGTTCATAAAAAGGCGATGGATGTTCTTGGAATCGCTGCAGCTGAAGGGCAGCCTAGAGAGTCCTTCTAGTTGCTTTAGCCTTAGCTTTAGCTCTAATCTTTCTAGTCCTCTTAGATTTTCGTGTAAATCTACGAGTTCTACGACCACCCTTTTTTGGATGACTTGCAGGCGTAGGTTTTGGGTTTTGCCTTAAAGCTGCAGTATATACACCTGCCTGTCGTTTAAGGAGTTGAAATTCTCCGCCTACATTTATATATAATTCCTTGCCCTCAGAAATACCCTTATTAATTTCTTCTGCAGTCCACCATGTCTTAGCAGTAGGGCTTCGTTCAACACGATACCCAGATTCACCACCTTGTTCTTCTCCAGTTTTTACAAATATAGTTGCAGCACCTTGAGGAACACGGATGTGTGGATACCTCGGTGTTACATACCTAGGATTATCATGTCCAACCTTCATAAGATAAGCTTCTTCTTCAGCATCTAATGATGTTATCTCATATTTAGGATTTATTTTTAATTCTCTAATAAATGCTTCTGATGCTAATTTTGGCTTTCCTGATGTCTTAAGTTTAGGCACAGAATCACCCCTTCTATCATACTCTCCTTGAGGAAACATTGTTAGAAAATTAAGTTTAGCAGCCTGCTGTGTTCTACCTATATCTATAATCTGAGCCTTATCGAGTTTCTTGCCTTCAACTGTATCGGATTCCCAAAAGGATGCGCAAGATGAAAAAATAAAGATAGCAGGCCCATCATACGATTCTCTCTTACGAGTTTCAGTAATAAAATATTTATTCGACCCCCCTTCAACCCTTGGTGGCGCTCGTAAACTAGCACTGGCAACTGGATAATGTTCATCTCTAAATGATTTCATTAAAGGTGTTGCAGGAGGATTTGACACTTCTTCTGGTAAAACAAGGGGCTTATCCAGGGTTTGAAGATATGCACCCTTTTCACCATCTAGTCCTTGTGGAAAAGGTACAACTGGATCATCTTTTTTAAATTTAAAATATCCCCAATTATATTCATATCTATTATCTGGTTCAAGAATTAATCGTCGTGTATATACAACATCCCCTGGTTTATAATATACTAAATTTCTAATAATTACCTTTTTTATCCCCCCCGTTGCTGAAGGATCTCCAGATATATATTTTGCAAATTCATCCCTATTTTGTATAAGTTCCCATAAGGGTTCGTCCATACTTGTCATAGTTGCTTCTCCAATAGATGATGCCTCAAAAATGTATGTATTTGGTGGAACTACGAATGTTTCTAAAATACCTTGATTAATAGGATATGCACCATGGGTTGATGCAAAATATATTGGAGCTGCATCAGATGAATAACCGCCAGCAGCACCCCCCTGGGCTTCACCTTGTATTAAGGCTAATAGCTCTGGTCCTGTAGCCATGTCTTAATTTATATAGATAAAATAAGACATGGAGTGTTGCTCCCCAGATGTTGGGGATTGCCCTAAATGCCATCCCGACCTCTGGATTCAAAAGGGTGGCTCATATTGTAATTGGATTCCTAAGGGACCCGTTTCTAAAAAGCAAAAAACACGAATTAACAGAAAAGTGAATAGACTTTCTCACCCTCGGGTGCAAAAGAAGACTCGCAGGCGAACTGGCTAAATAAGGGCTTATCAAGTTGCTCTCTAGGCACTGCACCCTTTACCTTCTGTGCAATTACACAATATAAATCAAATCCGGGATATCGCTCAGATTGATCAGTATCCCAGAGCACATTGCGACCATCATCGTCTATTAACCATGACCACATCACATTGAAGAGTTCAGAGACGGTTTCTTTCTGAACTCTCCCATCTTCAGAACTCATGATAGCGCCACCCTCCTTATCCGCAGGAGGATTCTCCAGAAAAAGCGCCTCAATAATACTTACTGCAAGCCTGCATAAATCAAAGGATGGATTTGGGTAAGCCCTCGGTTCCTTAGGGCTATAGAAGGGTCCAAAGTTATACTGTGTTCCAGCCTCATTCTCAGGCCAGTAGTCATCACTAATGCAGAGAGTGCCATTATGAGTAAATATTGCCCTACCAAAATCTATAATACGAAAGAGTTTCCCATAGGTCGGCACCTTCCAGTTACGCCCATCATTTGTCTTATAATAGAAAAACTCCTTATCTGTTGGGACCCAAAGAATATTATTGCTGTGCAGATCATTGTGTGTCATTGCCCAAAGACTCTGAATCTGACAGAGGGCTGCTATAACCTGAAAGAGCCATGCAGTCCAGCGGTCCTCCCACGCCTGAGTGCCTACTTCAGCATCCATGTTGGAATTCCCATCTTCTAGTAAAGAATCCATGGTATCCGTATTAGATTCTAGAAACATGAGCATAGTGGGAAATTCAGAAAGTTTTGCAAAGAAGCGATAATCTTTACCTGGTCCATCTGAGAAATCAGAATGATCACTGTCCTTGGATTTCTCAGACGTTGTAGAAATAGATGCTGAATGCAGACTTCCTCCACTAACTTCAGATATCTTATCACCCGATTCAAATTCTGAAATAGAACTACTTGAACCAGAAGAGCCCGATGATTCGCTATCTGAATATAAATCCTCAGGCGCCTCAATTAGTGGATCATCTGCTGCAAGTGGAATATCTCTATTTAATGCGATAAGACTGAATACACCTTCCTTCTGATTTTTCCAGAACCAGGAATCAAATCTAATATCTGAGAAATCCTCCGTGATATTGTAATAGTAATTTTTGGCAATAGCAAGATATGCTCCATAAAAAAAGGAGAAATGAGGAGAATGATCCGCTTCTCTAAACTTACTTAGCAGATAGCATGCAACGGCATCAACATATGCCTGATTATGATGGTCATGGATCTTACTGTAGACCTTAGCTGAGCGTTTACCTGGAGCAGGTAGGCCAGGATGTTGTGCCATGGGATAATTCCCCTGTATAACCTTATAAGCATCAAGCAAGTGAGTAATCTTACAAAATCCAGAAATATCAATGATCTCACTGGTTGCATGTGATTCCTTGTATGCACGAGCCTTACCTGAGAAAAGTCCCGACCGTTGAGGGATTGGTCCTGTAAATTCTTCGATATGCCATTTATGGTCAAATCGCTGAAATGGACTAAACTTACTTGATTTACCAAAGCGAATCATGCCGGGATGCGTGGTTTGAAGAGGTTTAAAGTGTGTTTCAAGTGCGGTTTGAAGGGCAGGCGGCGGCCTTATATCCCAGATTGCAGGAGAAGGAAGATCTGCTGTTCTCAATGAAGGATAAGGAGAGGACATTACTTTAGTAAAGATACCACTTTAGAAAAGAATGCGCATTAGCCATGGTTATGCGTCTCGCATAGTGTTTCTTAATATTTATCACCATTAGTTCGTATGGCTGCTTCTGCTGCAATGAATTTACAGTTGAAGAAGTTTAGCATGACACAAATTCCAGAGGATGCCGTTTGTATTTTCATCGGGCGTCGCAGAACTGGTAAATCTACCCTTGTGCGTGATGTGCTCTTTCATCACAAGACAATCCCGCTCGGCACAGTGATCAGTGGAACAGAAGAATCTAATGATTTCTACAAGAAAATGGTCCCCCCACTCTTCATTCACGGAGCCTATTCTCCTCTTATTGTCCAGAATTACGTGAATCGCCAGAAGCTTATTATGAAGAAAATTATGACAGAACAAAACGGGGGCGGGCAATCCCGGATAGACCCTCGCTCATTCTTAATTCTGGATGACTGTCTCTATGATGACACGTGGACGCGTGACTTGAATGTTCGTTATCTTTTCTTAAACGGTCGCTGGGTCAAAGTGTTTTTCCTCATTACTATGCAATACCCTCTTGGTGTCCCCCCTGTTCTGCGCACAAATGTAGACTATGTCTTCATCTTACGCGAACCTTATCTGAATAATCGCAAGCGCATCTATGAGAATTATGGATCCGCCTTCCCCTCCTTTGAATTCTTCTGTCAAGTGATGGACCAGTGCACACAGAATTACGAGTGTCTTGTTGTAAGCAACAACACACAAAGTAATAAATTAGAGGATATTATATTTTGGTATAAGGCTGAGATGCACGGAGATTTTCGTATTGGTGCACCCGAATTCTGGAGTCACAGTGCTGCTCATTATATGGAAGCAGAAACTGCCGAATCCAACAAATACGATCCTTCTGCTGGACAACGGCTGAAGGGTCCACAGATTACTATCAGAAAGGCGCAGTAATTATGGAAGAGTCCAGTCAATAATAATATATGTATTCTGTGAATCAACTGTAACTCTAGAATCTGGAAATCGGGCTTGAATCATAGATTTTATAATTGGAATCGCCTGAAATTTTACAGTATCAAAATTAATATTTGGTAGGTTATACATCACATTGCTTACAAGTTTCCCAGGAGAAATTTTTAAGAAATGCAAATGCCGAGTTTGTTTAGGATTACTTATCAAGATTTGTATAATTCCATTAACAATACCTTCAACGTGATAATTAACTAGAATTTCTAGGAGCTCTTGAATTTTTATTTGAGTATATATTTGGACTAAGTTTGTTCGTTGATTGAGATTTGCCTTTAATAATACAGTTGGTTCTAAATACTTTGCACCCGTTGATCCTATATTAAAATACATATAGTATGGTTGCATTGGACCAGTATCACCAATAGAACCAGTAGAACCAGTGTTTGTAGCGCTACCATCTATTCCAGTAGAACCAGTAAATCCAGTAAATCCAGTAAATCCAGTAAAACCAGTGGAGCCACTAGAGCCAGTCTGTGTAGCTATGCCATCTATCCCAGTAAATCCAGTAAAACCAGTAAAACCAGTGAAACCAGTAAAACCAGTAAAGCCTGTAAAGCCTGTAAAGCCTGTAAAGCCTGTAAAGCCTGTAGAGCCTGTAGAGCCAGTTTCGGTAGCTCTACCATCTATCCCAGTAAATCCAGTAAATCCAGTTGCTCCAGTAAATCCAGTAAATCCGGTTGCTCCAGTAAAGCCTGTAAAGCCTGTA